ACGAAGTACCCTTGTTCCTAATCTGTCGATGATGAGATATGCACGCTTGAAGTTTGCGAAGAAGATGGGATAAGCATCGGCTCCAATATTGGCCACATTATCGTCAATCTCAATGGGCTTGCCAAGTAGCGTGTCAGGTGCCCCAGGCAATAATCCCGCCATCCATATATAACGGCCTTCACCATCCTTGAACTTCCGAATCACCTGAAGAGTGGAGTCATTCATCAGCCATGAAGCCCCATTGCGATATACTGCCTTGAGAGCATGCTGTAGGTCGATGAGCTTGTCGGCATTGTTGAGGAGGGAAGCATGCCCGCCTGCGATATAGCCAACCTTGCCCCATGCGTAAGAGGCATTTGCAACCATGCTATAGGCTGCGATCCCCTTCGGCTCTGCCACACCATTTCCGTTTATGAAGGCATCAGCCTCCTCCTCGTTGAACTCAATCGATACCTCGTCGGCCAGCCATGCGCCGATGTCGACACGGCTATCATCAAGCAACATCTGTGTTGCCGCAGGCATCGCATATACTTCTTTCGTGTTGATTGCGATCTCTACAAGTGTCGGGGTACTGGTCTCTGCACGTGCTCCCTTCTCTGCAACCCAGCCAGAAGTTGCCCCGCCCTTATTGACGAGCTTCTTGTAGGTATCTGTGGAGATAGCCCTAACGGTACAAATCCTTCTCATGGCCGAAACCATCATCGCTACCCTATCAATCGCCGCGTCTACTTCCTCCGGCACGGTAAATCCGCCATCGGGATCAGAGAGGGTAGAGGCTGCGGCCTTGATCTCCAAGTCCTTCAATCCGCCATCGACGCCTTTTCTGAACCACTGATCGAAGGCTTTGGCATGCGCTGCCTTATCCTCGTTGACTGTTATGCCGCCACCCGGAAACTGTAATCTTGCCGTTGCGGTCTCAATGGCCTCAAGCTGTTTTTTCATCGCGGACATCTCGGAAAGCGATGCATTGATCTTCTCGATTTTCTCAGTGAGTAGGGGATCAATGCTGCCTGTCTTTTCAATCGCCTTGATCCGCTTGTCGTTCTCTGCCTTGAACAGCTCAAAGGCTCTGCCTATTTCTTCTATCGTTTCTTTAAGCTCTGACATTTAATTACCTCCTATTTAGCTTTTTTAATGTCTCTTTTGCTGCCTCTAATGCTTCTGCTTCTGTACTTCCAGCTTTCCAGCCTCTCGCCAGAACTGCCTTCGCACTGTTTTTTGAAAGTCCTGCATCTCGCAAAACCTTCTCCAAATCTCTTATCGTTGGCTCATGATCGCTATTTATCAACAAATCATCAGGCACATGGGCAAACATCGAAAGGTCGAATTGCGCCTTTGCCGCCTTCCCTGATTCGAGGATGGTATCGATGAAGCCCTTTTCCTTCGCTTCCTTGGCAGTCATCCACGTTTCAGCATCCATCATAGCTTTTGTTTCTTTCTTGCCTGTTTTTGCCTGTGCCGTATAAATATCAAGGATATTGCCATCGATCTTATCCAATAAATCAGCAACCTCCCGAAGTAAATTTGCATCACCTATGGCTAACACTCCTGCGTTATGAATCATCATCATGGTATTTGAGTATGCCTGCACCTCTTTGCCCGCCATAGCGATAACTGATGCCATAGATAATGCCATTCCCTCAATGCGGGTAATGATTTTTGAGGAATGATTTTTAAGGGCATTAAAGATTGCTGTCCCGTCAAAGACATCACCGCCTGGTGAATTTATCCGAACTGTGATGGTGCTGGCCATGATAGCGTTTAGATTCCGAACGAATTCCCCTGCATCGTTGAAAGGCCATCCGATAATGTCATAAATCATGATCTCTGCTTCATCATCAGAAAGAGCCTCAATCTTGTACCAATCAGGATGGTCAAGAGATTTATTCCAGTATTTTGCTACTGCTTCTGCATTGCGTTGATTCCGATACTTTAATTTCATGACTCACTCCTTTATTTTTGATTCTTCTTTTCCCTCTTGTTTAACAGTTGATGTACGCACACGATATTCATTTCCGCCCTCATATTCATTGAGGTCTTCCCAATCTCTACAGGTATTTGGATTTAATATCTCTGCATTGATACCAATTTGATAAGCTTCATAACGACTCTTAGTATCGCCACGCAACAAACCCGCTACTGAAAACTTTGCATATAGGCTTTTCTTTTCCTCATCAGTCAGCAGGTCACGCCTTATAGCCTTCTCAATGTTGATAAGTCGAGGGAGTATGGCATAAGTTACATATTGCAGACTGAATTGCTCTGCGCTAGCGAAGGTGGCCGTCCTATCCTTTCCCGACAGCATCTGAAGGGGCAGACCGAAAAACAGGCACGTTATCTCCCATGCCTGAAAGCCCCGCGCCTCCATGAACTGGGAATCCAGGGAGGTCATTTGCATTTTCTCCCAGGTGATACCATCCTCAAGCAATGCCGTTTTATGGGCGTTTTCGACTGATGAATAGACCTCATTGAATGAGGCTACAAAAGCCCTCGCCTCAGCGTCTGTCTTGAACTTTTTTTCGCTTTTGAGCAAACCACCGAGTAATGTCCCATGAGAAAATAATTTCGCCCCATGCCTCTCTGTGGCCAATGCAAGACCGATTGATTCCCGTGCATAGGCAATTGGATTCAGACCCATAAAACCATTGAGAACAAGCCCTCGCAGGTGCATAATGCGCTCGCCGGGGATCATATCAACGGTTGTGCTCGCCGATTGCCCGATAGTGCCTATATCGGATGTGCTTTGATTGGCATTTGGCCGTCTCACCTTATAAAACAGGCCATAGGCAGGGGTTTGTATGACTTCCTCTACGGCCCCAATGGGGATGGGTATGAGCTCCCGCACAGGTCGCCCCGGCAACCCGCTTTTAAGTGCGAAGAAATTCCCCCTCAGGTCGAGACAAGCGGATACCATGCCCCAGAATTCCGGGGCTGTCATCCATTCGTTTGGCTGGTCATGAAGCAGGGAATATAGATAATGATCTTCTGCTCTTTCTTTGTTCTTGCCATTCTGCCTCATGAGATGACAGGGAAGTTGAGCTATTGAATTGGCCTTGATGGTGATGCATGTATGGATAGCCATCGCCTGCATAGCCGAGTCAGTAGTAACCGAAATGCCTGTTGCAGTTGAACCGCCACCATAAGTAGATAATATAAGTCGTGATAATTCTTCACTATTCATCGCTTGTGGTCTCAACTTAGAAAATATCCCCAAATTATTTTTCCTTCATAAAATATCCTGCAACTATAATGATAACTCCGCAGACAGTGAAAGCGAGCCAATTCGCAAGCAAATGAAGGCCATAGCCAAGCATACTTAATCCAATAATGAGAAGGAAATCACGGAAGGTAATGGAAGAAAAACTTGAGATTTTAAGCAGAAATTGCTTTATTCCCATATAGGAATATTGCAGAAGAAAAAAATATCTGTCCAGTAAGTATGACTACTAAAAAGGCTAATGAGACAATTTTTTTAGGTGGGTTTCATGATTTTCAATATAGCATGACGTGGTATTCTTATCAACTTTTTGCCTAATTTTACCGAGGATATTTTGCCTTCATCAATCCAGCGATATATAGTTGATTTGTTGACATCCAAATATTTCGCCACCTCATCAGGCCTGAAAAGGTCTTTGAGTGGTAAGTTAGTGGTCATCCTATAATTAAGTTCCTATCTGAATATGCAAACTCATCTATCATACCGCTTCTTAATATCCTGTCCAATCCGAGTAATATGCCAATTATACCGTCTATTTTGCCTTGTGAAGTTTCTTTATTCGGTTTAAGATTACCAGCAGGGTCTCTGGATATACTTACATTATCGGCCATCCATCTAAGCAGAGGATTCCCGCCATGATTCAATTTGCATCCAATCAGCCGCCGTTCAAACTCCTGACATGGCCCCGCCATCGAAAGATATCCCATCCCGCAGGCGATAACTTTGGGGTCTTTCTCTATTCCACCCAGTTCGACATCCAGCTTTTGGGAAAATTCATAACCCTGAAAGAGCCGGTCAACAGAAATGCTGGAGATATTAAACTTTAGGCTATCCTCAACAATCTTTGCCCGGATGAAATCGTAATTGATTACATCTCCCTGCGTTGTCAAAAGGTATCCCTGCTTTTTCCATGACTGATATTGCTCCCGATATTTATTTTTAGTGTCAAATAATCTGGCCTCTGGACACCATACCCGAATGAGAATATCCAAAAGCTCCTTATCTTCCTCATCGGGGAAGAGCATCACCCAAATTGTCAAATCCGAAATGGCGGAGAGATCAATCCCTCCGAAACATAGTTTGCCGACAAGGTTGGCCTCAACTATCGGCCTCACATTATTTCTATCCCATAAGGCAAGATCAATCCACCTGTTTTCAGTCTGAGTCCAAATGTTCATTCGTTTCGTCAAAAAATTATTCTGGGCGCTCACCATCTGCAGGGCGATCCGAGCCTTATCCCTTATGTCCTCGATTTTGGTCATGTAGCCGGGGATGGGTTCGCCTTTTTTGTCGATCCCGTATCGCTTTCCGTTTGCGGTTATCCCGATCAGCCCCGGTGCCGCCTTGACCCAGCAGTCCTCGTTTGTCCAGTCGTCCTCCGCCTGTTCGCCTTCTTTTATCTCCTCTTTTTTCTCTTTGAGGTCAGGCCAGTCTTTTTTTGTGTCCAAGGTAAAGATGATCCCAAAAAAGGAATCGTCCTCGATAGTTCGCTTCAATATTTGTGTCAGATATTCTCTGGTCTCATAGCAAATTCCTGTCTGGTTGAATCCCGCCGTGGTGATGATCAAAATCAAGGGTTGCGCCCTTGCCCCTATCGAGTCGGCTATGAGGTCGTGGACTTCACGTGTGGGGTGGGCATGTAACTCATCCAAGGAAGCAAAATGCGTGTCTAAGCCATCAAGACTTTTGGTGTCGCTGGAAAGTGGCTCGCATTTTGAGTTTGTGGAGGCGATTGAAAGATTGTGCTGGAAATAGGTGATCTTCTTTGCAAACCCCGACTTCTTGGTGAGATTCTTGATATTCGTCCAGACGAGTTTAGCCTGTTCTTTTTTGACAGCGGCGGAATAGATTTCACTTCCCTGTTCCCCGTCTGCAAGAAAAAAATAGGCAGCAAGTCCGGCTGCATAGGTTGTTTTTGAGGATTTTCTTCCTGTCTCAAGATAAGCCTTTCGGAAACGTCTTAATCCGTCCAATCGATACCACCCCATAAGAACCCACGTAATAAATATCATATGCGGCCCCAAAACAAACTCCTTCCCCTCATATTCCTTCCCCTTCCAGAGTTTCAGGAATGAGAAAAATTTGACAGCATGGGCAGCCTTTTCTCGGTTGAAGACAAGACCCCTCTCCTTTCCATGCTGTAGATCGTCCAGATGTCTCTTGCAGGCGAGATGTACCCACCGGCAGGCTAAGACTTTGCCCAATAGGACATCGTCGATGTATCCCTGGGCAATCTTTTCTATGGTCTTAACTTCTTTTTCTTCCATTACTCATTTTCCAATATTGAAGAATAGTCATCATTCCCACTGTCTGAATTTGCTTTTTCCGATAATGATGCAAATTGTTCTATTGAATCCTTCGTTATTAATTTTAATTTACAATCGCCAGGGGCATAAGCTTTCATAATCCCTATGACCAAACCCAAATCATCATCAGCGAATAATCGGCTACCTCCTTCTTCTTCAAGTTGCCTCTTTAATTCACTCGCTTTTTCATTCTTTTTCACTCTTGCAACGAAACCGGCATAATCACCCATATATATTTCCTCCTTGCAATAAAATTAATTTCTTCCACCAATGCCCTCTTTTAAGAAATCCTCGGCCTCATCCTTCTTCGGCTTCTCATTCACTTTGACCCGGCTCCGGCTCGACGGACTCATTCCGATCTCTACCAGGGCCTTGACCATCTGTTCGTTCGCCTTGTTGATAATCGGGAAATATGGATTGAGCATTGGAGTCCCCGTAGAAGCCATGACCACCAAACCCTTTTCCCTCACCTTTTCCGTGGCATAAACCCACGTCGACCACGCCTGACAATAGGAGGCGAAGATCGCCTTATCCAGATTGGTCAGCATCCCCAGGGGTTCGAGTTCTCTGGCCGTCCTCCTCCATTCCTTCCGGGCCTCGTGGTCGAGGTGCTTCGGGCATTTCGGGATGATGGCCGGGGGCAAGGGCTCATTTTGAGGAAGGGGGCGATGGGTTTTCTTACGGCCTCCTTGTAAGAGATGGATAACACTGGGAATAGGCTTACGACCTCCCCTTCTTCCTCCCATCATTTCATCTCACTTAACCATGTTGTCAATATGTCTATGATTGTTTTACATCTTTCTTTTGTTTCTTTGTCTGGTGGTTCACATTTTTGAATTACTTCGATAATCTCTTTTACCATTTCTTCACCAATTACTATCATATCAATTTCCTCCTTTTCTACCGCCCCTCTCATAAATATTTCATTAGGTCATTTTTAATATAATATTTCAATCCATATCCATTCAGCATTTTTACAGCATCCCTCGCAAACTTTTTCCAGTCTATTTCATTAGCCTCTTTATCGTGATTCCATTTCCCGACTTTGAACATATCCACAAAATCTTTTGTCTGTTCTATAATTGTCAACGTCTGTTGCGGTTTGATCACTGGCTCTAAACTAACCCATGTCTCAATCCCCAATGATTTGGCTTCCTTTAGGCAATCAATTCGCTCTTGAGGTAATGCTGCGTTTGGCTCAAATTTTAGAGAATCCTCATTATCGAGGAAGGTCAATGTCGCTCCGTATTTGCTTTTGATTTTATTCTTTGATAATAAATCGAAATCCCTTCTACTTCGACTCCCGCCCTTTGTTAAGATATTCACATAACTACAATTTTTATGCAATATCTCAATAGCCTTTCGGGTTATCCCATAATCTACATCAATCTGCTGGTAAGGGTCACAGGTGAAACAAAGCAATATTTCTCGACCCTTAAAGCTCGGAGCCTCTTTTTCAATACTTGCGATAACTGAATTACGAGGGATAGGATTATTGTGAAATTGCATTTTATCTTTGTATGTCATCGCAGGAGCATAACAATAGATGCATCCATGAGAACACCCGGAATAAAGATTCGCAGCTAAACTACAGTACTCTTTTGCCTTTCCGCGGGGCTCGTAAATTATCGGCATCATGTCTCCTTTATTGCCTGCTTCAAAATTTCTTTAATCAAATCCTGAAGGAATTTACCCTCCTGCACAGCCCTGATTTTGAGGGCCTTATGCAGGCCCTCATCGATATTTCGTATTATTATATTGGTTGCCATCTCTTCTCATCTCCTACGAGGACCAAAAAAAACAATCGTAACATATCCCATTTTTCAGATAGTTGGCTTTACGCCCACACTTCTCGCATTTTTCTTCGTCATTTGGGAGAGCAGTGTCGAAAAAATAATCGCTCAAATGTCTTCTTTCTGATAGTTTTGTTTTCATCTTTACTCCTTTTTTATAAATTATATATTTCATCTCCTACCTCCTTGGGTGCCTGCCTTGTGGTCAGGTCTTATCTTGATTATATGTTACTCCAATACAATCAAGATGTCAAGAGGAAATATCATTGTTTTTTTATATATTATTATAAATTATTTTAATACGGCTTTCTGGCCTGTATATGCCTCCCAGCGTGCAATAATGAGATCAACCCATTGTGGTTCGAGCTCCAGCATAAAACATCGTCTTTGAGTTTTCTCACAGGCAATAAGTGTCGAACCATAGCCTCCGAATACATCCAGAACATTATCGCCTCTATCGGAATAGTGAATTATGAATTGAAAAGGCAGCTCTACTCTTTTCCCCTGTGAGAATATCTTATGCTCACTACTCGTTTTGGTAGTTGGAATTGATAATATGGTAGAAAAACCATCAAACAAATTATTTATATTTCTATTTTTAAATTTGGCAATTAAACTGGATTGAGCCATTGGTTGAGTATTACTTATTAGGGTAGGAGATTTCCAATCATGAATAAAAATCCGAGTAAGGTTTTTAAAATCATGATTGCAAAGTAAAATGATTTGTTTATCTGAACCCATCCAAAATGAAATTTTTGGATTAAACAAAGAAATAATATCGTATGCCTTTATTACTTTCTCAATTTCCAAATCAAAAGGAG